TGGTCTAGCTGACTTCGATGATCCGAAGGCATTTGTAGACCCAGAAAGCGGAAAGAAAAAGCCAGTATACAGATGGAATTACGAACCTTTAACTGAAAAGGTTTACGAAGCTCATATAAAAGGTAGTTTATCAATTGGTATTCAACCTTGTAATGAGAATAAAGAAGTGAGATTTGGGGTTATAGATGTTGACCCTAAAGACTATGATGACTTTAATAAAAAATTTTTTATAGATGTAATACAAAATTATCAATTACCTCTAATACCTATTGAATCTAAAAGTGGTGGATTACATTTATGTTTATTCATGGACCACTTTACAGAAGCAAAAGCAGTTAAATCTTTTTTAATTAATCTACTGCCATTATTTAAATTAAAACCAGACTGTGAAGTCTTTCCTAAACAAACCGAACTAACTACGGACGAGGAAACAGGGAACTTAAAACCAGGACAATTTATAAATCTTCCCTATTATGGTGGTAAAAGAAGAGCATTAAATGTAGATGGAACACCATTTGATATTGAAAAATTTTTAAAAGTAGTGGAAACTAATTTAGTTTCTAAAGAAGACCTAACAAAAATTACAGAAAACATAGACCAAAAAATATACCAAGGAGTGGATGGAGATTTAATAGATGGTCCACCATGTCTAGCAGATATATCTAAGGTATCTAATAAAGAAGGTTTTGATGGTAAAGATAGATTTATGTACAATTATCACGTCTTTGCTAAAATGAAATACCCTGATGGCTGGGAACAGAAAGTTAAGAATGCTCCTGTTAAATTTTTTGAAGAACGACATGCAAATGCATGGGACGATAAAATATTAAGTGCTAAATTAAAATCGTGGAAAAGATCTGACAAAGGATATACCTGTACTCAAAGTCCACTAGCTGACTTTTGTAAGAAAGGTATATGTGTTAAGAAAAGATTTGGGGTACTGGCTGGATCAAAGGGATCATATCCGATACTGACTAACCTAAGAAAGATAGAAATTTTTGAAGAACCTGAATACGAATTTGATGTCACTAAACCAGATGGTATCGCAACAGCAACAGTACATTGTAAATCAATTGAACATTTAAACGATCAACGTAAACGTAGAAATGCAATAGCAAAAGCAGCAGGATTTTTACCACCGCTTATTAAAGGTGAAGAAGAACAAACAGTAATGGATGAATTATATAAAACACAGAAAGCAGTACAACCACCTATAGGGACTTCACCTAAAGAAAAATTACATGATGTTTTACATGCAAAAATAAATGGACCTAAAGCATCTACTGATGCAGCATTTAAAAGTGGCTCAGTATTAATAGAAGGTGAGTATGCATTTTTTAAATTTGAAAAGTTTTATGACAGATTAAGAGCTAAAGATTGGAAATATAAAGAAGAAAAAACAGGACGAATAATGGAGACTACATACAGGGAATGTGAAATACAATTCCTGGACCAAAAAAGATTTCCATCTAAAGAATCTGGTAAATATAATTCTTCTACCAAGAACGTGGTACAAATAAATGTAAAATCATTTGAAGAGGTACCAATATATCATACAAAAATAAAACATAAGACGGAGATAATGTGATTAGTAGAAAAATATACGGGCCTCCGGGAACAGGGAAAACAACAAAACTTTTACAGTATGTACAAACATTTCTTAAACTTGGTACACCTATAGATAAGATAGGATATTTTGCATTTACCACCAAGGCAGCAAACGAAGCTATAGATAGAATGTTGGATTACCACACAGCTTTTCAAAAAAAAGATTTAAAATACTTTAGAACTCTTCACTCTCTTGCTTTTAATAGATTGGGTATGAAGAAAGCTCAGGTTATGCAGGACGAACATTACGAAGACATTGGTAGAAAAGTAGGTATTGAAGTTACAGTTTATTCTAATGGTCAAGAAAATACAGGATTTGTAGACTCAAATAGTGAATATTTTAATCTAATAAACGCAGCCAGAATTAAAGAAATATCAATTGAAAATGAATACAACACTGGAATGTATTCTTATGAATTAGAAAAAAATTTATTACATATTTTAGAGGGAGAACTAAATAACTATAAAGAATCCTTTAAGCTTTACGATTTTACAGACATGATTGAAAAATTTAATGTGGCTAAATTGTGTCCGAAATATGATGTAGTTTTTGTTGATGAGGCACAAGATTTATCTCCAATACAGTGGAAAATGGTAGATATTCTGCGGAAAAATTCTAAATATGTTATACTAGCCGGGGATGATGATCAAGCTATTTATGGCTGGGCCGGTGCAGATGTACTTAAATTTATAGCCACACAATCTAAAAAAGACATTATTTTGCCACAATCTCACAGGGTTCCTAGGAGTGTACAAATCATAGCTGATAAAATTCTAGACCGAATTCCAGATGACAGAAGAGTTAAAAAAAATTGGAAAGCACGAGACGAAGAAGGAATGGTGGACCATATTACATCAATTGAAGATGCACCTTTAGACAAAGGTGACTGGTTAGTACTTGCACGAACCAATGATAGGTTAGAAAAACTTAAACCACTTTTAAAAGATATGGGTATTTATTTTCAATATAAAGGTCGTAAAAGTTTTACTTCTTCATTGTTTAGAAGCATTCTAAACTACACAAGATGGCAAAATAAAGGGGATAAATTATCTTTAAGTGAATTAAAAGATATTTTTGAATGCACTCAATCTTATTATACAGTTAACGAAGAAAGATTATATGATCTTACAGAATTTGGATTTAGTAATACTCAAAGATGGTATGATGTATTTAAAGCAAATCCAGATGAATGTTTATACATAAGAGAAATGTTGAGACAGGGAGAAGAATTAAACAAAGATGCGAGAGTACAGTTGTCTACAATTCATTCTGCAAAAGGTGGGCAAGCTACAAATGTTTTATTAATTTTAGATAATACAAAAACAATTAGAGAAGCAGTAGAAAAAAGCGACGACAAGCATGATGAAGAACAAAGGGTTTGGTATGTAGGTGTTACACGTACAAAACAAAATTTATATATAATGACAGCTAAAAGGGAGGACAGAGGATATGACATTGAAAGTTTGGGATAAAAAAATATGAAAAACCCTTGGTCAGAAGAAGCTCGCAAAAGAGCAAGAAAAAAATGGAGAAAGAGTGAAAAAGGTAGAGCGTGGGACAAAGCATACTATCAGAGACCAGAAGTTAAAGCAAAAAGACATGAAAAATATATTCAAAGTTTAATTAAGGAGTGTAAAAAAGATGACATCGAAAGTTTGGGATAAACAACACGGCGGATCACATTATCAAAATTTTAAAATTCAGCCTAGTAAATTTGTGGTTGAGAATGAGTTGCTCTTCCCGGAAGGATGTGCTATAAAATATATCTGTCGTCACAGACTGAAAGGAAAAAGGGAAGATATATTGAAGGCCATACACTTTTTAGAAATGATATTGGAAAGAGATTATCCAACTCAACAAGAAAAGCCAAAACAAAATTCATGGGGGATCGTAAATGAAGATTCCTAAGTTCGAAGCACAAACTGAATGGGTTAAACCTACAGAATTTCCAGACTTAAGACAAGTAGATGAGATAGCAATAGATTTAGAAACAAAAGATCCAGACTTAATTAAAAAAGGATCTGGTTCTGTTATTGGTAATGGTGATGTAATTGGTATTGCGGTTGCAACTAAACATTACAAAGGTTATTTTCCTATAGGTCATGAAGGTGGTGGTAACATGGACCGTAAAAGAGTTTTGGGTTGGCTAAAAGATATATTAGAATCTCCATCAACAAAAATTTTTCACAATGCAATGTACGATGTTTGTTGGCTTCGTGCACTAGGATTTAAAATAAACGGCGACATTGTTTGTACAATGATTGCTGCAGCAATTACTGATGAGAACAGATTTCGTTATGATCTCAATAGTTTATCGTGGCACTACCTGGGTTATGGTAAAAACGAAGCTGCACTAGCAGAAGCTGCTGAAGAATGGGGAATTGACCCTAAAGCAGAGATGTATAAGCTACCTGCTATGCATGTTGGATCTTATGCAGAAAGAGACGCTGAAGTTACATTTGGCTTATGGCAGGAGATGAAGAAAGAGATTATTAGCCAGGATTTAGAGGACATATTTGACCTCGAAACAGAACTGTTTCCATGCCTGGTTGACATGAGATTTAAAGGTGTCCGAGTAGATGTAGATAAAGCTCATACAATGAAAAAAGAATTTAAAAAAGCAGAACATGAATTACTAAATAAAATAAAAGGAGAAACAAATATTGATACACAGATATGGGCGGCAAGAAGTATAGCTAATGTGTTTGATGTATTAAGATTAGAATATCCAAGAACAGAAAAAACAGAAGCACCATCATTTACTAAAAATTTTTTACAAGAACATAAACATCCCGTTGTTAATATGATTGCTAAAGCAAGAGAGATTAATAAAGCTCACACAACTTTTATTGATTCTATTTTAAGATATGAACATAAAGGAAGAATACATGCAGAGATAAACCAATTAAGAAATGCAGGAGGAGGTACAGTAACTGGAAGATTTAGTTATCAGAACCCTAACCTTCAGCAAATTCCTGCAAGAAACAAGGATCTTGGACCTAAGATTAGATCATTGTTTATTCCTGAAGAAGGTTGTAAGTGGGGAGTCTTTGATTACTCACAACAAGAACCAAGATTAGTAGTACACTATGCGTCATTATATAAACTACCATCAGTCTATGATGTTATAGATGCATACAACACAGACTCAAGCGCAGATTTCCACCAAACAGTAGCAGACATGGCTCAGATACCACGTTCACAAGCGAAGACAATTAACCTTGGACTATTCTACGGAATGGGTAAGGCCAAGCTTCAAGCAGAATTAGGTGTTACTAAAGAAAAAGCTGCAGAATTATTTAACACCTATCACCAAAGAGTACCGTTTGTTAAACAGTTAATGGAGAAAGCTTCTAACAGGGCACAGGATAGGGGACAAATCCGTACATTGCTAGGACGACTATGCAGGTTTCACTTATGGGAACCTAATCAGTTTGGTATGCATAAAGCATTGCCTCACGAAGAAGCACTCAGGGAACATGGACCAGGGATCAGGAGAGCTTACACATACAAAGCATTAAATAAACTAATTCAAGGTAGTGCTGCTGATATGACAAAAAAATCTATGTTAGAGCTTTACAAAGAAGGTATAATACCTCATATACAAATTCACGATGAATTAGATTTGTCTATTGAAAATGAGGCACAAGCTAAACGAGTCATCGAGATTATGGAAAACGCGGTTACACTCGAAGTGCCTAACAAAGTTGACTATGAATCGGGTGATAACTGGGGGGAGATAAATGATTAATGGCTTACTTAAATGCAAACATACCTGTCATCGAATGCTATGTCAGAGGAAACTATCTTCGAGATCAAATA